GCATGTATTCGCGCTCTTTTTGGTCTTCCAATCCTGAGTAGAAGGCATACGCAGGTTTTGCGGGGTCCAATGCCGGGTCTTCCACCCACTGGTTGTTTTGCTGAACAATCTTGTAGCGCTGCCATCCGTTTGCGTCCAGCACCGCAGAGAAGACACCCAATCCTTCCAACTGACGGTAGTTGGAGTAGACAAACTGATTGTTCCAGTTCTCACCCAATGCTTCTGTTGCATTCTTCAACATGCGGCCTAATTTGGGTCCAAAGGTCTCCAGTGCCTTGGGAGACAGATAGCGTCCTGGGTCTGCGCGCAACCTGTTGAGGATGGCTTCTTTGGAGGATTCGTCATCCTGGTCCTCGTTCTCCAGCGTCTTGTCGTCCTTGCGGAGTTCAGGTGGTACAGCATAGTTGCATGCCAAACGAGACTTTACGCGATACGACTTCATTTCGTCATCTGTTGCAGTATCGACATTGGTCTTGCGACGACTTCCCTTGAGTTCCTCCCAACGTACATCGAGATAGCGACCAAACTGCTCATTGGACATCTCCACCTTTTCGAGTGTTTTGTCGTCGTCCACTCGCTTTGGAAGGAGGCGTTCATCCGCACCCTTGAAGTAGGAGACCAATCCCTGAATGCGCCGCTGAAACAACAGACCATTTTTGATGCTGAGTCCATCCAAAAACATAGAGGCAAACTCTTCGGGGTCTGTGGGCAAGCAACTCAATTCTTCCGTGCTGATGCGTTCCGTGTCGAGTTCGGCACCACCCACATCACTTTCAAACTTGGACTTCCATGACATCACCCACTCCTTTGCGTCGCGAATGTACGTCATATCCTTCATGTACTGAACCGCAATTCGCTCACCCTTGTCGTTGTAGACGCTGCGGAACTGCGGTGGGTTTCGAGTTAACAGCAAATACTTCTGAACAGTGTTGTATTCGACCGTATCCATATCGGGCACGTCGCGCAAGACGCTCGTCATCTTCTCCTCGTCCCATGTCGTAATTGATTTCACGGGGATGGTGAATCGCTCAATCGGTCCACGCAAGAGGTTCATCAGAAACGCAATCTCTGTAGGTCGGTTGATAATCGGTGTTCCCGACAACGCAACCACCTTGCAGTTCTTCGCCCGGTAGATGACATCGTAGAGTTTACGACTTATCTCAGACGCATTAACGATGCGACTGATGAAGTTATGAACCTCGTCAATGATGACAACGCTCTCGTCATACGGATTTGAACCATCTGTAGGGACATACTTGCTTATATTGGCGCTAGACAAACCGTTGTAACGGATGAAGGTAAATCGCTGGTTGATTTGGTCTTCAATCTGGGCACCAATCGCATCTTGTGCGGTCTTGGGAAGGTTCTTGAAGTTGGGTTCTTGCCCGGGTATCGTCGTAAAAAAGCGACCGTTGCGGTCCAGAAAGGTGTCGCTGATACCCAGTTTCTTTGCTTCTGTGCGCGACTCGGGGGTCACAGGTTGTTCGCGCCAGTGCTGGTCGTAGGCATAAATCGGGTCGCCACACTTGCGAATTTCACCGCGGTAGTTGGACTCGAGCGAGGCAGGGAGCATGACGAAGATTTTACGCGTCGACAGCAGGGACTCGGCGACCGCAATGGACGTACATGTCTTGCCTGACCCGAGACCATGATACGCGAGAACTCCGCGGTAGGGTGTCTCGGCACTCAAGTAATCACGAACAATCTTCTGATGCGGCAACAACTCACGGGCGCCGGCACCTCTTGCTAAGCACAAATCGGTATCCTTGTCTTCTTGGTCGGTAGGTTGGCGGGGGTATTTGAGGAAGATTCGTGTGATAGCATCGGCAAACGCCTTTCGATTGGGGAGAACATACGGCATTGTTTTTCGTTGCGATTTGATAATGGGACCACTGACACGAAAAAATCATCGTATGTGGATGGTGACCATCTATTTGTTTTTGATGGCGGGGTTCCTCTATCTCCAACCCAGCGTTGCGTTTGGAAGAGAGGGACGTATTCGTCCATTTGGTACTGTTGAAAAAGAAGCAACCATCTTCCCTCTGTGGTGGTGGATTTTCATCATCTCAACCGTCTCCTATATGCTCACAGTCCTTCTCGCAGGTTTCAAGTTTAGGGGTTAATTACTCTGTCTCATACATCTCCACCACGTCCTTGAGTTGACTGAGCATACCCATACGCTCGACATGATGAGGACGAACATGTGCTTGTGCCTCGGCAAACGTCTTCCATGCGATTCCGGAGATTTCTCTCCGTTGCATGGGTGTGAAGCGCTGAGCGAGGTTGATGAGTTCTGGACGCTTGAGAAGAGCAACAAAGTAGACGTGTCGATACCGCACACCGTTCAGACCCATAAAGGTTTCCTCCAGCGTAATGTTTCGTAGAATCACATATGCCTCGCGGGGTATGTTGGTCTCCTCATTGAACTCGCGAATTGCACAGTCCAGGTCGGTTTCCGCACGCATGCGACGACCCTTTGGGAACCCCCATTCGGGTTCAATATACGGAGATAGGTTGTTCGCCATCAGTTGGACTCGGTTCAAACTGTTAAACTTGTCGCGAGACACAGGATAGTCGCTGGAGTTTCGGTCCTCGCCCCATAACTGCTTCCAAATAACATCAAACGGTTCGCAGGCAATCAATCCCTGCTCCTTGATGGTCATATTCCGAAACAGTGTGCCGAGATAGTCAAGGTTCGTCGGGTCATACTTCCCACGCATAAACTCAGCAAAACTCATGCTGTCCTTGCGACGAATCATAAGTATGTTCATCTGGTTGGCATCTACGGGCAAGGTAGGTCTATCTATGAGAAACAACCCGCAGGACAATACAGGATCTTTACATGTTCGGAACAGATGTCCCTTCTGTCCACAGTTGTTACAATACATTGCGTGTGTGTGAGTAGCCGAACCATTGGTTCGTTTTTCCATTGCTATAGTCAAGATGTTGTTAAGAAAGTTCCTTCGTAAACATAAATGGGACTGTTCTCCTCAAAACCGGCAGCGCCTCCGCCAGATTCTGGGTTGTTTGGACCCTCTCCATTGATGGCGCCACCGCCACCGCCCATGACATCTCGCTTCGGAGGCATTCTGAAGATAGGTGTGGTAGTGGTGGGTGTGATTTTCTTGACCATATTGGGCATCTCGTTCTACAACTACCTGCGACGTAGACAGGGTCTACCCGAACTTGCTTTCCGCGGCAAGGAAGGGTCATCGGGTGACAAGACACCTGCGCCAGTCGATGGTAAGGTGCGAACGGTCATTCCAGCCGGTGAACTTCCGACGTCCACATCCGTTGATTACGGTGTTCAATACTGGATGTACATTTCGGACTGGGACTACAAGTTCGGTCAGTCCAAGCAGGTGCTGTCTCGTGTTTCTCCCACCTCGCCGTCTACATTCGGTCCTCGCATTACGCTCCACCCCACGGACAATGCACTCCAAGTCCAGGTGAGTATCTTCCCGACAGGACAGACTGCGGGAGCAGCGACACCGGATGCTGGAACAACGGGAGATACCTTTACCTGCACGGTAGAGAACGTGCCCCTCCAACGATGGTTCTCTGTGTCTGCGACGGTGTTCCAACGCAACATGGATATCTACATCAACGGTCGCCTTGTGAAGTCATGTGTGTTGCCCGGTGTTCCCAAACCAGCAGTCGGTGATATGATTTTGAACGATGCCGATGGGTTCTCAGGTTCTCTGTGCAATGTCCACTACTACACACGCATGTTGACCCCGAGTGATGCGAAGGACTTCTTTGCTGCGGGAACCAACTGCCGAGCACCCACGCCAACGACGGTCGACCCCGTCGACAAGGACTCGTTCTTTATCACCCTTTTCGGATACACCTTCCGATTTTCAACCCTCAACAAGGAAGGAAAGGAACTTAGTAGTTATACTTTTTAAACAGTAATGCGCATTTTACTGAAGTGTCCAACTCGCTCTCGTCCGCAGAGAGTTCTTGCGACGCTGACGAAGTACATACAACTCGCAAATCACCCTGAACAAATCGGGGTTGCGATTTCGTGTGACGTAGACGATGTGTCTATGCAGAAGAATCTTGTTCAAGAGGAAATCCATCGCGTATTACGACCATGCGAGTGGAGGAACATCTATTTCAGTGAGAACCGTAGCAAGATTCAAGCGTGCAATGCCGACATGGACCGTATCGAATACAACTGGGACATTGTGGTGTTGGTTTCCGACGATATGGTTCCGTGTATCAAGGGATATGATGATGCCATCCGCAACTACATGACTGCGCGCCATCCGGATACGAATGGAATCCTTTGGTTTGATGATGGGCATCAGGGATACAACCTGAATACACTATGTGTGTTTGGTCGCAAGATGTATGAAGAGTTTGGGTATATCTATCACCCGAGTTACAAGAGTTTGTTTTGCGATACAGAGTTGACGGACCTATGTAAGAGTTCTTTGAAGGACCGCACTACCTATATTCCCTATTGCATCATTCGCCATGAGCACCCCGGAACAGGTTACCAGCAATACATGGATGCCCTGTATGAGAAAAACCAGAAGTATTGGAATGAGGATATGTACAACTACATTAGTCGGAAGCGTTATCCTTTTCAGATGTCTTTCTTAGTTCCAACTATCGCGGGTCGCGAGAACTCATTGAAGAATCTCATGGCATCCATTCGTGAAAAGATGACACGTGTTGCTCCCGATCTTTCCTATGAAATCGCAGTTGATTTTGACAACCGAGAAATCAGTATCGGTATGAAGCGACAGCGATTGCTAGAGAGCGCACAAGGAAAGTATATGGCATTTGTAGATGATGATGACAACATCACCGATGCGTATGTAGAGGATTTGAAGAGAACCATTGAAGGAAGTTACCATGTAATGCGACTCCGTGGACAGATTTGCCAGTATACGTTCACGCACAGTCTCGAAAATAAACTAGAGGGCGTCATGGCGAGAGGCGATGTATTCTTGCGCCCACCCAATCATCTGAATCCCATGATGACCGATGTAGCAAAGATGATCCGATTTGGAGATGCAGTACGAGGAGAGGATCTCGAATGGACAATCCGCATGGCAAAGGCAGGGTTCCTAACTCGCGAATACAGGGCGGATGATTCTCGCATTCATTATATTTACGATATGGGAGCGCGTACCGTTGAAGCCAGTAGCCTCACGTTTCAGCAGCAGACAAGTTATGAAAAGATGCTCCGCATGATTTGGACGCCAAAGGGAGCAATGACTCCAGAAGAATATCGAGAAACTCAGAAACGAGAAACGGGTCCTCTCTTGCGTCTTGGACCAAGAGGGTTTGTTTCTAAATAAGTAATAATGAGTCCGCTAAGCATAGTGGTCATAGGAGTTCTTGTTGTGGCGTTGGGATTCTTCTTGTTCGGTGCACTTATGCCCAAATCTGAGAACGTTACGTTAGTTCAAGGTTCCCAACCCGGAGACCGCGAAACGCAAATTCTCACGAATTTACCCCTTGCCTTGAACCAACCAGAGGGTCTTGTCTTCTCATATTCGGGTTGGATTCTTGTCAATGATTTCACGACAGGATTCGGAAAGGAGCGTCGCATTCTCAGCAAGGGAGATACGCCGGGTATCTACATCGATAGTACATCCAACTCGTTGGTCTTCAAGGTCAAGACCTACACAACGACGGAGACTGTTCTTGTTCAGAACCTGCCCGCTGCCAAGTGGATTCACTTTGCGATTACGGTCGACCAGAACTCGGTCAACATCTACATCAACGGAACGCTGCGTCAACACCATACACTAGGACAGTTGCCCGACCAGTCGAACGACGCCGTTCGTATGGGCGGGGAATGGAATGGTGTTCTCGCGCGCGTTGTCTATTATCCTCGTGCGCTCTCCAACGATGAAGTCCGCAAGTTGTCGGAAGAGACACCGCCAGATGACCTCAAACGACCTACGCCCGGTCCATCGTACTTCGACATTACATGGTACATCGGGCGTTTAAATTCTGCTTAAAGGGTAAATGAGTTCGGGAGGACAACGCGGTATTGATGTATCCGGCATAACCGGTATCCGTCTTCAAAATGCTTCAGATGTAACGAGTCGTTTGCGCTACCAAGATGTATACCAAACGTTTGCTTCCACAACAGGAGCAAATGCCTACAGAAACGAAACACCGAATGCGGTTGGTTCGTATCTGGACTTTTTGATTGGTCGCAAGGAAGTTGGTCGCATTGCATCTGATGTTTCTTCAAGTGCTTGTGTTGCATGTACGGGAGGAACCTTTATGCAGGTGCCAGCTACTCGGAGCTTTCGGACCTAGCCTTGCGTGTCTTCCGCAGTTGTTTGCGCAACTTGGCACGTTGTGTCTTGGGTAGAGTCGGACTGTAGGTAAAGAAATACCGCAAGTAGTCTGCCGACGACTTGTCCTTTGAAAGTTTCTCGTAAAGTTGTGCCTTCTCCTTCCGAATGTCCGTCAATGTATCCTGCTTTCCAAAGCAATCCATTGGCGTCAAAATAGCAAAGCGTCGCTTCGGTTTACTATGTGCTACATCCATTAGTCGTTGTGCGATACACAACATGGATGCTGCATTTTCCTTTGTCACGCGCGAGTAGATATACGCAAAGAAGAACTGCAAGATAGTCGGGATACTTGCCACACGTGTTCCATCCGGCATCGTGTGGTAACTGTGACATGCAGTTGCTTCGTAGAAGCGAATGTGCGACGACCCATCGGGTTCATAGATCGCGTGGCGAGGCGGCAAAATCTCCGTGCCCTCGTCGTAGACAACCTTCTTCCCCTTCGTGTACTTCTCAATGACCTCCTTGTCCGCGAGAAGCATCACCGGCGTTGTCCATTCCTGTCGAAGATGAACCTCTGCTGCCGTCACACCCAGTAAGATAGCATCACCTCTCTTCACAAGATCCTTCACTTCACGTTTCATTTGACGTGTCAACTTGCTATGCTCCTCTGCTTGCTCTCGCTTGCATGCAATCGGGTAGTGCTTGTTCAGTCGCATCAAGCGGTCGTACACCTTGGTCCAACGCGAGACATCACCACGAGGACGCGACAACTCCAAATACATCGACATACGCAAGAAATCGGGTGTCACATAGTGGACATTGTTGCGCGTGATGCCCTCTTCCCAGAGACGCTGAAAAATCTCGGGTTCCAAAAACGTGATATCCGCCACACCCGAATAATCCGCAAACACTTTGAAGGTTCCCAAGTGAATACCCGGTTTGACTTCCACACTCTTGATGCCTGCTTCATGGAGACGATTGGCGAGCATCATCGCATGCTCCTGCGGGGTCTCACTGAAAAAGTCATAGTCGGGAACATCGTATTCGTAATCGTAAAAGCGGTCTTCCGCAGGCAACAGGTTGTTGATCGCAGTTCCACCGTAGCACATCACGCGATGGTCCTCCAGAAAGTCCTCGACAATACCCAAACTTAACTTTGTGAGTGGGTCATTGGCGATTTCCTTATCTATTTCCTTCTGGAGTTTGCTTGCGATCTCCTCAATCTCATCCATTGTATTAACCTTTACAAAAACGAAATCCCATTCCTTTTTTCCTTGAGAGGCAGCAAGAATGCCTCGCCGATACAATCTTCGCAAGCGTGACGAAACTGTCAAGTGGATTGAAGATGATACCCTAAAGGAGACCGAGAACGATAGCGAGTCAGATGATTCCGCCTATGAGACCCCGTCAGAGTCGGAGGAGTCGGAGGAGGTTTCGTTGGTAGATGAGGATGAGGATGAGGATGAGGAAGAGGAAGAGGAACCCGAAGAAGAGCAGGAGCCCCGCAACATTGTGATTCCCATGCCCAAGAAGGGGATGCGAGTGAAAATCGAGATTGCGAATGACTATGACGACGATTACGACGAAGATTATGAAGGCGAAGACGAGGAGGATGAGCAAGATGGATTCCTCGGATACCTTCTTAACAAATATGTACCCGGTAGTCGGATTCGTAGCAAACAAAGGAAGGAGAAAGAACCCGACTCTCCTGCATTAGACTTGAACGATGAAGAGCGTGAATACTTTGATGACCTCACCCGAAGCAAGCAAAAGAAACTGAACAAACAGATGAAACAGATTGCGACGTTGGTTTCGCATGGCGATGTTCCGTATAAGTTCCGTGTTCTTGGACTTCCTGTCTCAGATGCCATAAAGGCATCGGTCATCAAGAAGATTGACGTTCTGGACAAGATGGACATGGATGGCGGGGAGAGTCACAAACTTCGCACATGGGTGGATGGATTTCTGCGCATTCCGTTCGGCGTCAATGTTCCATTGCCCGTGAAGATGGACGATGGACCGAAACCTTGTGCCGAGTTCTTGTCCCAGACGCGTAAGACACTTGACAGTGCAGTCTATGGTATGAACGCTGCCAAGACACAGATCATGCAGATTCTCGCCCAATGGATTTCCAACCCCGACTCGGTGGGAAACGTGATTGCCCTGAAAGGGCCGATGGGTGTAGGCAAGACTTCCTTCGCACGCAACGGTGTCGCCCAGGTGCTAAAGCGCCCCTTCGAGTTCTTCAGTCTGGGCGGAGCAGCGGACTCGGCGAACTTTGTCGGACACAGTTACACCTACGAAGGTGCGCAATGGGGTCGTATTGCGGACAGTCTGATGGGCGCTCAATGCATGAACCCTGTCATGTACTTTGACGAGTTGGACAAGGTGAGCACAACGCCTCACGGAGAGGAAATCATCTCTATGCTCATTCACCTGACAGACCGCTCACAAAACAGTCAGTTCCACGACCGCTACTTCGCGGGAGTTGACTTTGACCTCTCCCAGTGTCTGTTTGTCTTCTCGTTCAATGACGAGTCCAAGGTTCACCCAATTCTCAGAGACCGCATGCAAGTCATTCACTGCAGTGGATACAGTGCAGACGAGAAGAAGATTATCCTGAACCAGTATGTCTGGCCACAGATTCTGGAGCGCATCAAGATGAGCGGACTGACAATCACAGACGATGCTGTGAAGTTCCTCATCAACGACTACTCGAACGAAGAGGAAGGTGTTCGTACACTGATTCGTGCAGTGGAAACACTGGTTACGCGAATCAATCTACTTCGTATTGCGGATGAAGAAACGGCAAAGTCCTATCCCTTCTATATGAAAGTACAGTTGCCCATGGAAATCAGACCCGACGATGTCAAGCATATTCTGAATGACATGACGCGAACAGTCAATGAATCGTGGAGACATCTCTACGTCTGAGTAAATTCTGTATAGGTCGTGCCATCTTCGCGATACAGGACAACATTGCCACAGAAGTCTCCGTTTGGCAGCGGGCACTCAATCAAGACCACTTTTTCATTCGGGTCGTGAAACAGACCATGAGATACATATGAATAGACAACCATATTTGAGCGAAGAAGATGGGTATCTAGGAATCGTGCGTCTACCGTATACCCTAATTCAGCATTATCACAGTATTGGGTAAGACATTCCGTTGTAAACAGATTCCCTCGTTTTGCCCCCCAGAGTCCACACATAATTCTATATTGATGATAGGGGTGATCGCGAATGGTGTACAGTGTATACGGACTGTCTAGAAAGTGCGAAATACACCAACGATCTCGTTCATGAATGCGACTGTCCGTATCGCGAACGCAGACAACGTCATATTTCGAATCCGTGATAGGAAGAAACCGATAAGTTACGTTGATAACACCCCCCTTTCCAGTCGGAACACACGTCACGCCCAAAGACCGAACAAACTCTTCCGCTTCGGGTGCGGCGTACACAAGAATATCCCAAGTGGGATAGTGTTGTCGAATCAGGTGTACATTTTCTTGAAGACCCCGGTAGTATTTGTCTGTGTAATCCCCATAGAGACAAAAGGAGAAACAACCACGAAGCGAGGAACGGATCCTCGTGCGTCCTTGTTCGAGGAGACGAGTTAGGTCTATATGAGTGATTGTATAACGCGCATCTCCCGTTCGTATACTCAAGTTTCGCACACGAATGTCCTCAAACATGTGTGATAAAGAACCCCGATACACCTGTGTAATCCAATCGTCACAGTACCAGTTTTGGATTTCCTCTGGATAGAACGACTGAAAGATATCGTAATGTGTCTGATGGACGAACGCATTTTCCAAGACAAAGGGTTTCCCAGCACGTTTGCGTCCTTCGTAGTTTTCCAAGTGGCACGGACCCACAACTCCCTTATTGTTGTTCTCCCGCAGTTTTGCGATGAATCGTTCTGTCCAACCCGGTGTTTCCAAAACAACATCGTCTGCGAGTTGAAAGAAGTATTCACATCCATCCTCGTATGCGCGCTGAAACAACCGATTCCAAGCACGAGCAGGCGCATGGCGACAATCATAAAGAATGACGACAGTTCCGGGTAACCTGTCTGCGTGTTCCAAAAAGAAGAGGTCGTCATCGTCTACGCCTATGTAGAACACATATTCATATCCTTCGCTCTTGGTTGATGCAAATGACGGGATCAGTGCGGTATGTAGATAACATTCCTCGTAAGCAGTCCACGTTTGTTTGCGGCTGCACACAGGAACAAGTATCCCTATTTTCATTGTTGTCTAGAGGGAAACCCAATGTAAACGATTGAACGGAATAGTCGTTAACTTCGGATTGTCATCCATAGACGAGTACACACAATCAATTCCATTGTCTCCCAGAATCATGCCCAAGCAATACTCCACGGTTGCTTCTTCAAATACAAACGGCAAACTCATACGCTTGGGTCGGTAGGTCTTTGCGTCGAGTATCACGAACATATGATAGTATTTGCGAGGAGCAGAATATTCGACCACGTGTGTCATCACCCAAAGTTCACTGTCGATACGAAGAGGACAGGTCGACCCTCGCATGCGTTCGAAGAAAACGGGCGTCTTGTGCGTCGTATGAATATAGAGTTTGTTGTCAACTACAGAACCTACCTCAAGAGGAAACCAGCGATAAATCATATCGTTTATATCGGAAACACCTAACCAGTTCTTTTCGCATGACTGATTGGTTGGTGAGTCCAAAACACGACAATCGCTATACGAACCCGACGGGTGATACCGACCATACAAAATACGAATCTTCTCCGAGAATTCCAGAGTTGTTGCAGTAAACCAAAGATCTCCATCTCGTTTGAAGACACGAACGTCTTCCAACCCTCGAATACGTCCCTCCTTGCGAGGAACTGCAATGGTTGTATCGTCCATGCGTGTTAGTTTCCCATCCAGATAATGTGCATTTTGTGTACGAACTGTATGACTGGTGCTGTAGACACCCTTTTCAGACATTTCATATATATTGCGCGTTTTCAAATCAAGACGATAATTCACATACCGAATATTCATGTGAACCTTTCCGTCCTGTGTCCACATACAAACAGAACCAGGATGATAATCAGAACCAAACAACTGTGTATCGATTGGAAGAGGCATACCTTTTCCTATGGGCGTTACATAGAATACCATGTTCGAAAAGACACCTGAATCGTTTGTTCGCAATAGATAATCAATGGTCTTCCGAAGACCATCCGTTCGGTCGGGTGAAACATAATACGTTAGGATTGTGATCTCGTAATCAAACAATCGATCGTATACATCTTTTTCGATAAAGAGAGAATCGTTAGGTCTAGGTATCTTCTTTCCAATCCTTGCGTAGTGGTATGCCTTAAACTGTTCTCCTTTCTCACGAAAATGCCTTGTCAATCTGTACATGGGTTCCGCACGTGTTGGGCGACGCTTGTATGCTCGCAACATCCATGCTTCGAACTCAATATAGTCTTCCAGTGCGTGATACGATTTGCCTATCATGTAGTGTGAATACCATACTTCCTCCTCCCAGCTACCCCCATCAATCCGTTTCTTGTACATCTGAATTGCGTCGTGATATCGCCCAAGCGAGTGATAGGTCTGTGCCAAATAGAACATATAACGCACGTTATCGGGTTCCTCTTCCAGACCTTTTTCCAGCAAACGAGCATCGCGTTCAAACTTATCGCTCTTGCATCCGCCATCGTTTCGGTCATCAATCCAACAAATATCTTTGGAAAGAGGTTTCGTCGGTCCATTCCAATACTCGTGCGTAACACCCAGACACGACCAATCAAAGTCCAGACGAACCAATCTACAGTTGGGATACTCTAGATGTCCGGCACACTGTAGAACGGTGTATCCCTTCTCGGTCAATGTTTGTTCGCGAAGTTTGTTTGGGACAAAGACCATGTCGGCATCCAGCAAAAGTCCATAGGTGTCTTCCAACGGCCACTTCAGCGCATCTCTCACGTAGTCACGTGCTGCCCGAAAGGAAAGAGTGCGATTGTGACCAAAGTTCTTCCATTCCGATTGGGTTACGCATCCCTTTCGGGTCTCGACAAACTCCTTTGCGATATCGAGGGAATTGTCGGTTGAACCTGTATCATGGATGCAATACGCATCCACGACGCCTTCGAGTGCTTCCAGGCATCGTTTGAGAATACGCGACTCGTTCTTTATCATGAGAATCAGAACGAGCTTCATTGCGTCCGTTTGGTTGAACTCTTGTTGCTCCGTGTAAACAAATGAGCACTGAGTTTGTCAAGCAGACTATGCGTGAGAATCTCACGCGCGTCTTGGTTCCGCATATCGCCGACGGGTTGTGGAGTATCTACGACAATGCCAAGACAGCATGTGAGCGAAACCAGCAACCTGAGAAGACCATTCAAACCTTTCAGAATCTCCTCACCCGCATCCCCCAGTGGACGGAGGATGTCTTGAAGAAGGAGGTGGAGCGCATTTCCATCGCCTCCAAGTGTGACTACATGGAGGACCTGCTGCTGGGTGTGTTTGTGAGTTACATTCGTGCATTTGCCAGTCTTCAGCAAACGGAAGCACAGCGCGTCAATATTGAGTTTGATCGTCCCTCCATTGAGAAGTTCATTCATACCTTCTACATTCTTGCTGCCCGCAAGAGTTGGAGCACTGCCTATCTCTTCAAGACCATCGGTGTCTCGTCGGAGCAACAGGCACGCAATCGTCGTGATATTGAGACCATGTTGGAATCCGTTATGAACGAGGTGATTGACAGTTTCATTCCGTGGAAGAAGATTAGTCAGGCATATTTCCATGCTCGCGAGGAGGAGGCATCTGCTCCTGCGCCTGCGCCTGCGCCTGCGCCCGTGACGTTTGGAGAACCGGAAGTTCGTGAGTTTGAGAAGGAGGAAGAGGAAGAGAGCGAAGACGAGGAAGAGGAGCGCCCAAAACTTGAACTGGGCGAGGAGATCACACTGGATACAGATGACATCGAGGGTGACGCTGCCTCTGTGGACACGGATACCGAACTGGAACAAAAGATGGCAACAGAAACTGTCTCGTTGAATTTGTGAAAAGCAAAACACAGTTGGGGACAAAGATGGACGTGCAAACAATTGGAATTATTGCAGGAGTTGTAGCATTTGTTGCGATTGTTTTGTATGTGTGGGAGCGCCGTAGCAAGCACCAACCCGTAGAGATGACGGATGCTGCCAAACTCGCCATCGGTGCGAGCGGAATCGCAGGAGGCGTTGCCTATGCTGTGGGTGGTGTGGAGGATGTCCAACAATCCGTAGAGGCAGTGACCTCCGCGGTTCAGGACATGTTCGTCGGCAAACCCGAGTTTTAACCAAATCGACCAAACTTGATGTTGGTAATGTGATTGACAGTGACATAGAAAATATAGGTCCATACGGTGAGGACGTACAACGACGTCCAAAGTTTCACACCTGTCGTTTCGGGTGTCATGTTCGTTGTTCCTGAGGTCGTCAAGTGACCGACAGAATAGTGAAAGTAATCCCAGATGGTTGTTGCTCCCGAGATTTGACCCGGAAACAGCAGCATTGTAAGAAGACCAAACACAACGTTCACAGCGATTGCGAACAAAAACAAAGAAAGAAACGTCTTCATTATTCTAATGGAATGGTATATTTCAAACACTACACTCGGTGGTGTATCCTATCTGGTTGGACGCGACATACGAAATGTCATCAAAGCACTCAAATACTGTATTGAGAAGTATCATTGGAGTATGACAGATGATATTGAACTCATCACGGAAGACGATGCCATCTATCCCGGGGCACATCTGCTCAGTTAATACGGATCGCGAGGAAAGGACATAATGGCATACGATGCCAAAAAGAAGACAAGTGTGTGGAGCATGAACCCGAAGGACGTCGGGCATCCTCCGACCGCAACACCCCCGATAAGCGAGTTGACAAAGCGGAACGTCACCGGGTTGGCGATGACAAAGAAGAGAAGAGCAGAATAAAAGGAGAACTTTGCCTTCAGACCCGCAGACAACGTCATTTATAGTCAACATGCGAAAAGACTACAAATGTGGATCATCTTTCGTGAGGACAAGAGTGAGTTTGTCCATCCTGATAAGTATGTCGTTGCTCTTGTGAACGATGCCGACATTCTTACCTATCAATCTACCTTTTCAGGTTACTACTTTCCGGTGAATATCGATGTGAGTTATTTCCAAGAGTTTGTGCGAGATACCGAAGGTCGTCTTTACTTCGCGCGACGGTATGAGGTGTTTACGACTCAATAAAAAGACACGAACTCCCCAGGGGGACTTGTGCAATCTGAAAGGCAGTTAGTTTCTGGATTTCACGACGAGGAACCGCAGAATCCTTGCAGTATCTCGCGATTGCCTTGTAAAGATCAAATCCATGATACCTGTCGTGATTGTCTCGTTGTTGGCGGAACATGACAGATGTCCCATCACTCTGCTGCATCCACTGCTTGAACACCTCAAACAGCGGATGTTTGGATACAGCATCAGGTCCATCCGGAAACATATCCCAGAACATAGACGTTGCAAATCGGCATAGGTCAAAGGACGGAGAGGGGGGAATATGAGGGTGAGCATGGTCGTAGAAGGGTTCCATGTTGTACTGTCCTGCTGCTTCCTCATCGGGTTGAAACTGACTGCTCACAAAGGTTCGTGGGTCCTTCATACCCGTCAAACGTAGCATCAGAGTTGCTCGATCAAAGTCAATAATCTTGATGAGCACTCCATAGGTTGGAATACGATATGCAACCCCATTGTGTTTGTAATAGAGGTGTTCCTGTTGCGTTGGTACATACATAACGTTGTTTCCGTGGAGATCGTTGTGCGTGAACCCAAAGTTCCTCTGCGCATACGCAAGTGCCATGACGATTTGTGCTACCCAAGCGGCGTGCTTTTCAGGTTCTGGATGGTCGCGTATGAGGTCATAGAAACTACCTTGACACTTTTCCATAACTGTCGTCACGACAGGAGCGTTTGTAAAAGTTGCCCATGCGAAGGGTTCATCGTCTTCGTCGTCATCGGGATCGCTGTCGTCATCTTCGTCCATACAATCACATGACCGAATCTCGTATTCATCTTCTTCTTCGGATTCTGTTTGATCGTCAAACTCATTGTCTTGAGTTGAAGTTGCGTGACTGGACACACGAGATCTCGAAGACCCTGGATTGGAAACGTGATCCGCGGTGACATCTTGAAACCCATCCAAGACGATTTCATCCCCCAACTGCATGACAGGTCGCTGTCCTCGTGTATGCGTAAATCCCGCAGGTGATTCAGGTCCCTTGAGTTTGAGTTCAAAGGTCTTTCCAAGATTATCCGCAAACCAACGACGATCCGTGAGATCTTCGTAGTCATCGCTGATATCAATGGTATGTTTGGATGCGAGTCCAACATAGACACCATAGACCTTTGGAAAGTGAATACAACCCGATTCAGACAAGACAATGGAGGACAAGGCACCCACATACGCTGCCGTATGTGCGCTCTGGAGTTTCTCCTGCATATCGGTTGCGACATTCTCAGGTTTGGGAAGACCCAGTTGTCCGTAGTCACCGCGCATCCACTTGAAAGGACTCAGAATCATAGTAATCTTGCGATGGACAGGAACAGCATTGCCTTCTGTTGTGCGAATGGTATCTTCATCAATGACCTCCGATACTTCCTCGCGCAACCGAATACCATACTCCTTCAGAGAGGAGACTGTTTCGGTCTTGAAGAGTTTTTCCAGGGGTGGAAAGAACGGTTGTGGGTGTTGAAGACCCCACTTGGACATATCCACTCGTCCATACCGGTGGAGTTTGAGGTAGGTCGGAGTTGCTCGTAAATCCTTGCCCATTGTTCTCTTGACAAGGCAATGAAACATTCTATCCTAACGCCAAAACGAAAAGAAGAGAGAGAAATCGCAGTCTCGTAATGGAACTCGTCTGGATTATCGTTTGTATTCTTCTCTGGACAACCAATGACACCTACGATGCTTTACTTGGATTGCTTCTTGGTCTTGCGTGGAAACTACTGATGGATTAAATCCACTGTCATAACAATGAACTTCCAACTACGGAAATTCAATATCGACATGATCAAGGACCGGTGCGATATTGATTCGCGCAAAAGTCCTATGATGGTGATTATCGGCAAGAAGGATACAGGCAAGTCCTTTTTGGTTCGTGATATTCTCTACAACTGCAAAGACTATTTCCCTGTGGGGACTGTCATTTCGGCCACAGAGGTTGCCAACGAGTTTTTTCAACACATGGTCCCTTCCAAGTTCATTCACGATAAGTATCGACCCGAGATTGTTGCGAATGTCTTGAAGCGACAGATGAATATCAAGCAGACCCGCAACAATGACAAGAAAGCACGAGGTGGAAACTCCAACATTGACCCGCGTGCGTTTCTGATTCTCGATGACTGTCTCTACGATGCAAAGTCATGGATTAACGAAGATTCAACTCGTTACGTGTTTATGAATGGACGTCACGTGGATTTGGTCACTATGATTACCATGCAGTATCCGCTAGGTATTACGCCGAACTTGCGTACCAACGTCGATTTTGTCTTCATTTTGCGTGAGAACATTCTGGG